AGGCTAGTGGCACGGTATATGATCTTCTGGTGGGCCACGAGGTCGGCCACGCCCTTTATACGCCTGATGAGGACTGGTTGAAGGAACACAAGATTCCTCCTCAGTTTGTGAATGTGGTGGAAGATGCACGTATTGAGAAACTGATGAAACGTCGGTATCCTGGTCTTGCCAAGACCTTCTACGGTGGTTATAAGGAACTTTCTGATGATGACTTCTTCCAACTGAATGATGATGATCTGAATACTTACAATCTGGCTGATCGTGCGAACCTGTGGTTCAAGATTGGTAACTTCATCGATGTACCGATTGAACGTGGTGAAGAAACAGAAATCATCAATCTGATTGCTGATACAGAAACATTTGCTGATGTATTGATTGCTGCAGAGACACTCTACAAATATTGCAAACAAAAACAAGAAGAGCAAGTTAAGATCAATCTGGATTCTCTTGAGGGTCAACAAGGTTCTTCTCAGTCTCCTGCGTCTGATTTTTCTGGGCAAGAGGAAGGTGAGAATGATCAATCCGAATCCTCTGATGATAATGACTCTGATGAAAGTCAGGATTATCAGGGTGAAACCACTAACTCCGATTTAGGTGGTGAAAAAAATCAAGAGCTCGAAGTTAAAACAGCTGACTCTCTTGAGGAAGCTATCAAAGAACTTGCGAGTGATCAATATCATGAGAATGTTTATCTTGAACTTCCTAAATTGAATCTCAGTAAAGTGATCGTTTCTAATGATGAGATTCACTCTCGTTGCAGAGATCATTGGGATAGTTATATTGAGAAGATTGATTCTACCTCTGAGTTTATCTTCGCTGACATTGACGCTCAATTTAATGAGTTCAAACGATCCGCACAGAGAGAGGTTAACTATCTGGTGAAAGAGTTTGAATGTAAGAAAGCTGCAGACTCTTACGCTCGTGCAACCACAGCTCGCACTGGCGTTCTTGACTGTTCCAAACTTCACACCTACAAATATAACGAAGATCTATTCAAGAAAGTTACCACTCTTTCTGATGGTAAGAATCATGGTCTCGTGTTTGTTCTGGACTGGTCAGGTTCAATGGGTGACGTGATGATGGATACCGTCAAACAACTGTTTAATCTGATCTGGTTCTGTAAGAAAGTCGCAATCCCATTTGAAGTTTATGCATTCACCTTCGACTATCCTCTGATCTCTTATGATGAACAGGGTCGAGCTAACATGCGTGAACACTCCTATCAGAAACGTGATGGTTTGATTCAGGTTGGTGAATGGTTCTCGATGATGAATCTGTTGACCAGTAAAGTTAATGGTAAAACTCTGGATGATCAGATGAAGAATATCTTTCGTCTCTCCAATTGTTTTCGTTTTGGTTCTAATAGTCGTTATGCTCCACCTGTCGGCATGAATCTGTCTGGAACTCCTCTGAATGAGGCACTGATCTCTCTTCACCAGATTCTGCCTAAGTTTCAAAAAGAGAACAAGGTGCAGAAAGTTCAGTGTGTGGTTCTGACTGACGGAGAGGCTTGCATGACTAAGTATCATCGTGAAGTTCAACGTCACTGGGAACAAGAACCCTTTATGGGTGTCGCACATATTGGAATCAATGCTTTTCTGCGTGATCGTAAGACGGGAAACACCTATAATTGCGGCCCTGAATGGCACAGTCTCACTCGTGTTTTGCTTCGCAATCTTCGGGATGTGTTCACCAATATTAACTTCATTGGTATTCGTGTCTTACAGAATCGTGATGCAAATCACTTCATTCGCACTCACTGCGGTATGGGTGAAGAGTGTGTCAAGACCATTGCTGCTTGGAGGAAGGACAAATCCTTTTCTCTAAAAAATTCTGGGTATCATACTTATTTTGGTGTTTCTTCGTCCACATTGTCGAATGACACTGAGTTTGATGTCGCAGAAGATGCTACGAAATCTCAAATCAAATCTGCTTTTGTCAAGAGCCTTCGTGGTAAGAAAATGAACAAGAAAGTTCTCGGTGAGTTCATTGAATTGGTCGTATGACTAAATACTTAGAAAGTTTTAATTTCATGAAAACTTTTGATCAGTTTTTACGAGATTTATATTTAAGTGAACAAGAGTCGGTGCAAGGCTCCTTGTTCACACGTAAGGGTCAACCACAAAATTTTAGAGGTGGTCGAACCCCTTTTGTTGCTACAGATCCTATAAAACAAGGATTAAGAAGCCCTCTATCGAGTGTTCCTAAACCACAGATCTCTTCTCCAGGGCAATTATCTTTGAATGTAGGTCGTAGACCAACATCCATGGGATCTGGTGCTACCGTTCGTGCAACCGGACCCAATATGGATAAATTTACACAATTACAAAGATTTATCAATCCTAGGCAAAATATTGTTGAACCATTTGTTAAAACTGCTGGTGCCGTCACTGCTTTAAAAAATATCACTCCTGCTGGTGTTGCTGCTGCTGTGATGGCGCCTAGACCAACCGGCGATGCTACTTTAACTGGTGCGTTAAAACGAGGAGACTATAAACCAAAACAAGGGCCATCAAATCCATATGAAGGTCTGACCAGGGCTAAAGCGTTTGATAAAACATTTAAATCTGCAAGATCCTCTGGCGCAAAAGAATTTGAATTTAGAGGTAAAAAATACACAACTAAATTAAAAGATGAATAATCCTAAATACTTAGAAAGTATTGTTAAAAATGGATCATAGAGTTTCTAAAGATATGATTTCTAGTGGAATGTCGTATTCTGGTAATCAATCAAAAGAAGATCTTGGTAGAACCCAGTATGGTTCTGTCGCAAGACCTGATGTTTTGATGAATGCTTATCAATCCATGTATTCTCAAGACACTGATCAACTTAATGAGGGTGTGCGTGATCTTGATCCTGAGAAGGGAACTAAGGAAAGAAAGGCGCGTCTTGAAAAGAAACGTGGAATGAATCTTGATGATCATCCTCAATATAAAAAAGAAGAAGTCAAGGAAGCCAAAGTAGACAAGAAGCTTCCAGACTATAAAAGATCTGCTGCTAGAACAGAGAGGTATGGTAATCCATACGGTTCCGTGGGCAGCGGCCCTCAGAGAGATCGTAGAGCTGACCACGAAGCTAGGAGAGGAGTTAAAAAAGAAAACTCTGATTTCTTTGATATCATCAAGGGTCATCTCCTCGATGAAGGTTATGCTGATACCGAACAGGCAGCACTTGCGATTATGGCAAATATGAGTGAAGAGTGGAAGCAGAGTATTGTTGAAGTTGTAACTACTACTGGTCAGATCGCACCAAAAGCAGTACCAAGTCAAATGTTTCCTGGCAGACCTTTTATGGGTGCCGAAAGACCTTTTCAAACACCATTTATTAATCCAAGTGGAGAAAGAGCACCAGTTGATAAAAGTTTGTTTAAAGGTGCTTCAAAACCAGTCAAAAAAGACACAAAAACTGCTTGATATCCACTTTCCAAACTGTCACATGGGGCACTCGGTTGCCCTTTTTTTATGTGTATAATATATTTGTTGAAACAAACCACTCATCATGTCCCGTAGGATTTCCGTGAACAACGATCAACTCATTGCATCCATTCAAGAACTTCATGGTTCTGATATCACCGCTGCTGATCTCAGGGGTTTCTGTGTCTCTCGTGGTCTGAACTATCAGACTGTGACTCGTCGTCTCGAACAATATAAAACCTCTCGCGGTCATTGGAATCTGGAAGTAACTCAAGAACGTGTTGAAGAGATCGAACGGTCTTTTAGCGCACCTGCTATTACCGTTCAGGAACAACAGAACCTTGTTCCTGATAAAGATGATACCTTTGTCCCGTTCGGTAACTTTAAGGATATTAAAAGTATTATCCAGTCCCGTCTTTTCTATCCGACGTTCGTCACGGGTCTGTCGGGTAACGGTAAAACGTTCTCGGTTGAACAGGCTTGTGCTTCACTGAAACGTGAACTGATTCGTGTCAACATCACCATCGAAACTGATGAGGATGATCTGATTGGTGGTTTCCGTCTGATTGATGGTAATACTGCATGGCACAATGGGCCTGTGATCGAAGCTCTGGAACGTGGTGCTATCCTGCTTCTGGATGAGATCGACCTCGCATCAAACAAGATCCTGTGTCTCCAGTCCATTCTGGAAGGCAAAGGTGTCTTTCTCAAGAAAATTGGTCGTTGGGTCAAACCTGCACCTGGTTTCAATGTTATCGCCACTGCCAATACCAAAGGTAAGGGTTCTGATGATGGTCGTTTCATCGGTACGAACGTTCTCAACGAAGCGTTTCTTGAACGTTTTCCTGTGACGTTTGAACAAGAATATCCATCTCCGAAAGTCGAACAGAAGATCCTTGAAGGTGTTGCACGGGATCTCGATCTGGAGGAATATGATTTCTGCAAACGACTGGTTGATTGGGCAGACATCATCCGTAAGACCTTCTATGATGGTGGTATTGAAGAGATCATCTCCACTCGTCGTCTGGTTCACATCATTCGTGCTTACGCTATCTTTAAGGATAAAGCCAAAGCCATTCAAGTGTGTGTGAATCGGTTTGATGATGAAACCAAACAGTCTTTCTTGGAACTCTATGACAAGGTGGATGTTGATTTCAAACTCCCCATCGATCAAGTTGACTTGACGGGGGCATTCTGATATAATTGGGGAAGGTTATTGTGCCTTCCCCAATGTCCGACACAACCTTTACTATTACTATGAGTGAAACGAATCCAAACGGGTTTTGGAAATACAATGAGGATAAAACTCTGAAAGAGATTGAACAGTATCTCACCAGCACGTATCATTCTCATTACACATCTGAACAATCCAAAACTCAAACTCTTGACTTGATTGAAAGTATTGGTGATGCAGAGCCTTTTACTCGATCTAACGCGATCAAGTATCTCTCCCGCTTCGGTAAGAAGAAGGGAAAGTCACGTCTTGACATTTTAAAGGCAATCCATTACTGTATTCTCCTCTACCACTTTGCTGGTCTTCACAATGAAACTACGGGAACCTATGAAACTTTCTGATAAAACTCTGACTCTTCTCAAGAATTTTTCTTCGATTAATCAATCCATTCTCTTCAAAGAGGGTAGTTCTCTTCGGACGATTTCTGTGATGAAGAATATTCTTGCAGAGGCTTCGATTGAAGAATCAATCCCGAAAGACTTTGGTGTGTATGATCTGAATCAGTTTTTGAATGGTCTGAGTCTGCATCAACATCCCGAGCTAGATTTCACGAATGAAGGTTATGCTGTCATTCGTGAAGGTAAGATGCGTTCCAAGTATTTCTTTGCAGATCCGAATGTGATTGTCACACCTCCTGATAAAGAGATCGCACTCCCGAGTGAGGATGTTTGTTTTCAACTGAATACTCAACAACTAGATAAACTGCTCAAGGCTGCTGCAGTGTATCAACTTCCAGATCTGTCTGCGGTTGGTGAAGCTGGTGTTGTGAAACTGGTGGTTCGTGACAAGAAGAATGACACGTCCAATGACTTCTCGATCGTTGTTGGTGAGACTGATGATGAATTTGTATTCAACTTCAAGGTAGAGAATATCAAGATTCTTCCTGGTTCCTATGATGTGGTTGTATCCTCTAAACTTTTGTCACGTTTCTCCAATCAGGATTTCGATCTGAAGTATTATATTGCTCTGGAACCTGATTCAACTTTCGGATGAATATCTTCGTCACCAGTCAATACCCTGCCGAAAGTGCAGTGGTATTGCCTGACAAACATATCGTCAAGATGCCTTTAGAGTGTTGTCAAATGCTCTCAATCATTGCATCTAAGTGGTATCATAATTACGGCACCCTTCCCAAGTCCGATGGAACTCCATATGCGACTGAGAAGGGTGCATTTCGTAATCACCCTTGTACACAATGGGCTGCCAAAACAGTTGATAATGCCTACTGGTTAATCAAGTGGGGATTGAACTTGTGTGATGAATACACTTTACGATATAATAAAACTCACTCCTGTTATAAAACCTTGGTGGATGCATACTATTTGTTTCCCAAAGGTAAGATCCCAGATGTGACTCCATTCGCTCGTGCCATGCCTGAAGAATGGAAGTATGATGATAGTATTGATACCTTCACTGCTTACAAACTTTATATTGCCTCTAAGCCTTGGGTGAAGGACAATTACCTTCGTATGCCAGAACGAAAACCTGATTGGATTTGATTATGAACAGTGATTTTATTTGGGTTGAAAAGTATCGACCCAAAACCATTGAGGATTGTATTCTCCCTGACACCATCAAGAAGAACTTTACTGACTTCTTGAAGACAGGAGAAATACCGAATATGCTTTTGTCTGGTCCTCCTGGTATTGGTAAGACAACCGTCGCAAAAGCTTTGTGTAATGAACTTGGAGTAGATTTTTATGTCATCAATGGATCTGACGAGGGTAGATTCCTCGATACTGTGCGAAACAATGCAAAGAATTTCGCTTCGACCGTCTCGCTTTCATCAACTGCTAAA